CAACATCTGTAATTATTTTAAAAGTTTGAGGAATATCTCTTAAATTTTGTCTATATGCAGACCATTGAGCTTGATCAACACTACATCCAGGAACTACAGTCCAATCTGTAGATTTTAAAATATAATCTCTTTTTTTTCTAATATTTTCCCAAGTAGAATCATCAAGTTCTAAAACCTTTTCTCCATAAACAATAATCTCAATTGCCTCAACTTTGGCTTTGAGACTTTCAAAATTAGAAGATAAAGTAACAAGATCATTATTTGTGGTTAATCCCATTTTAGGTCTGCTCTAGATAACTTACAGTAACGTCAATAGCACTGGCAGTATCAGCTCTAACACGAAGAACATCACTGCTTTCCATAATTACTTTTGAACCACTAATTAATTCAAGTGAAGATCCAGCTGGTATTGGGGCATTTCTTAAAAGAAAAACATCCTCTCCAGTGTTAGTTACTAAAAAAACATCTACGTCTGCACTAGCTCCTGTTTTATTAGAAACAAGAATACTTAAAAGAACTAAAGTAGCAGAACCACCAGCTGTCACAACATTTGCGGTTGCACTCGTATGTGCGTCAGTTGTACAACTTGATTTTGTATCGACTTTGAAGGTGTTTGCCATATTATCCTAAAGCAATAATTAATGCTAAGTTTTCCCCGGAATCAAAGCTACCTGTTACTGATAAAGTTCCATTAACTTGGACATTACCTGTAAAAGTAGCAGTTCCATTAGCATCTATTGTAAGACGGCTAGACCCACCAGTTACTAACGCTATTTCATCTGCAGCTGGACTTATTAATCCTGTATTAGCATCTCCTGTAAATTTTAAGGCACAGTTATTAGTTGTACCTCTATTAAATTGTGAATTAGATCCATCTTGTCTTAATACAGGAAATCCACCATTTGTTAATGCATCATGAATAACAACAGTTTTTAAAGAGGTGTCTACCGTAACTTCACCATCAGCACCCTTAAACGATTGATGCTCAGCTGTTGTTCCTCTTCTAAATTGAACCTGGGTTGCCATAATACTATGATAACGCTACTGCTATTGCGGTAGCAAAACTTTCAGTTGCTATAGTTGAATCTACAGCCACTGTAACTGTATTTCCAGAAGCACTTGTATCAATACCAGTACCTCCAGAAAGTTGTAGAGCTTCAGAATCTAAATCAATAGCTATAGTTCCTGAATCTGTTGTGACATCGAGATCTTCTGCAGTTATTTGAGACTGTACATATGCCTGAGTAGCAATTGTTCCATTACTATCTGGGATAGTTAATGTTCTCGTAGTGCTGCCTGATATACCCGAACATTCAAAAGCTAGTTGTTTTGTATTATCTGAATTATCTCTAACTCTAAATCCACTATCATTCGTCACTACAGCTGTAGAAGTTATTGAAGCTAATCCAGTAAATGTTGTAGCACTTGCTCCTAAAGCAACAGCTGTACTACCAATTGTTACAGTGCTATTTGCTAATTGTGCATTAGGTATAGAACTAGTACCAAACTGACCTGTACCAGAGTTATATGTTAATCCTGAACCACCAGCTACACTTAAAGATCCTAATAAAACTACAGTACCAGCTGCATCTGGAAATGTAATTGTTCTATCAGCCGTAGGATCAGTGACAGATATAGTTGTTTCAAAATCATTTGCAGTAGAACCTTCAAAAACTAAAGTACCACTTACAAGTTTTATTGAGTTTGCAGCGTCAGCTGAACCAGATATTAAAGTAGTACCAACTAATGTTGTAGAGGTTAAAGATGATAATCCAGCTATTGTGGTTGCTGTGCCTCCTAAAGATATAGAAGTGCTTCCAACTGTTAGTGAAGAATTAGCTAAATTACTGTTAGCAATTGATGATGCTGTTGATAATATTGTTCCTGTCTCATTAGGTAAAGTAAGTGTCTTATCACCACCTGTTGCGTTTGCTGCTGTCAGTATTGTTTCGTTTGCATCAGCTGATGAACCTTCAAATGTAATATTTCCACTTGCTATTGAGATAGCATTAGCTGCATCTACTGCTCCAGAAACTAAGGTTGTACCTATAAGAGTTGTAGAAGTTAAAGAAGTTAAACCTGTAAAAGTCCCTTGAGTAGCACCTAGAGAAACACTTGTCCCTCCAATAGTTACAGCTGAGTTAGCTAATTGAGAATTAGGTATAGAACTAGTACCAAACTCTCCAGTCCCAGAGTTGTAACTTAACCCAGATCCAGAGGCAACACTAAAATGTGCTCTAGCTTCAGAAGCTGAGGGACCTGTATATGTAATTACTCCTGAAGTGCTGTTATAAGCCAAAGACCCATCTCCACCACTATCAGTTACTGATACTGATCCTCTAGCTCTAGATGTTGTGAAATATTGATTTGAACCTTCACTTAAATCGGTTGTGCTATTTCCAGCAAAATCTAATTTATCAGAAGAAGAATTTAACTCCTGAAATAGACCTGAAACTAAAACAAGTGCCTTTCTTGTTGCCATTTTATATTCCAATACAATTCAAGAATTATTGAATTGCTAGTTATATTTATTTTACGTCTAGTAAACTGTCAGCTTAAGAGAATTGGTGTTTCTATTTTTATTATAAATTGACCAGTAGAACCGGCTTCTCCAACTCTTGTTAAGTAATTACCTGATCCTGTAGGAGGAGTTTCTGTTATAGAACCTGCAGAACTTGCAGATAAAAAATACTCATTTCCAAAATTCAAACCAGATGTTGCAATAATCCCTCTCACTAAAACTTGAACTTGTGAACCAGATGTTTCTGTTGTTTCTGCAAATCCAGCAACTTTAGCTTTGTCAAAAGTATCATTCCCAATTGCTTTACCAATAAATCCATCAGATGCCCTAGCGTAAACTGCATCTCCTTGAGTTACATTTTCAAATGTTGTAGCAACATATCCAGTTACTTTCGGAGCTGGTGTTCCTGCAAAAGTTGATTTAAAATCTAAAAGTGCTTCTGTTAAACCTTGTGCATTAGGTTCATAAGGCTCATAATTTTTTACAATTGACATTAGCTTAACTTAATAGGTGGCTCAATTTGTATTGCAAAAGAAGTTGTAGTGGCAGCTTCTCCGAGTCTTACTACGGCTTGACCTGCACTTGATGGAGGGGTTAGAGTAATAGCTCCAGCTGTACTTGGAGATAAAAAATATAAATCACCAGCATCTAAACCACTCATTGTTTTTATACCAACAACTATTACTTTAACTGTAGAATTAGCTGTTGCTGCAGCATTAGCAAAACCTACAACAGTCGCATTTTCTACCGTTCCATCAGCTGCACTTGCTTTACCTACTTGTCCATCAGAAGTTCTCATATATAACGCATCTGATTCACTAACATTTTCAAATGCTGTGGCATCAAATCCTACTTGTAATGGAGCAAAGTTTGGAAATCCTTCTTTTACATCTATTACTGCATCTACTAATCCCCTGTAATTAGGTTCATATGGTTGACGAGTCATCGTAAAATTATTCGCTATCATCAAGTCCCTTAAGACTGCAATAGCTCCTTCTATGTTCGGTTCGTAAGCGGTGGACATAATTTATCTTTATTAATATCTATTTTAAACTGTGCCTACTATTATAATAAAAGTATGGAACCTCAAGTAATTGCAGCAATAATATCTGGTAGTATCGGTGCCTTTGCTGGTATCAGCAGGGCTTTAGGTAATTTTAATAAAAAAATAGATAGAAAATTTGATAGAATTCAAAGAGAAGTTGATGATTTAAAAAATACAGTTATTCATGATTATGTTTTAAAAGAAGATTTTTTAAGAGAAATGCAAGCAGTTCATACTAAATTAGATAGAATTTTAGATCATCTTTTAAATCACACTAATTAAACATTTATCCAAGCAGAAATAGAGGCTAAATATATTTTCAGTACACCATTTCCACCACCAGCCGTATCCCAATGTAATTGACCATCAACAGGATTAGCAGGTTGTCCAGAAGACACAGATGCTACGGCTTTTACAGATTGGAATGAAGACCCATCAAATACTTTAAATATATGTGTACTAGCAGTATCTAGCCAAGTTTCTCCTTTACTCGATGATGTAAATCCAGCTGCAGAACTATTTGGTGCAGTGCTCCCAATATGTACAGGACCTACCTTAATTAATCCAGTGCCTGGAGAAGCTACATTATCAGCAAAAAATAATCCTGGGCTTGTACTATGATTATTTAACGCAAGCTCACCAGCTCCTAATCTTGTTGGAAATGGTCTGTCATTTAATGTGCTAGATCTTCTTGTTTGAATTTGTACTGCCATAATTAACTCTCTACATTTATGTATAATCCTGCATCTACTACTGTATCTTGATTAGTATCTGGATTGTAAGTGCTAGCATCAAGATTACTGGTGTTTACAGCAGAGTCTACAAGTTCTCCATTTATATAATCGCCTGCATTAATCAAACCAGATTCAAAAATATCAGTAAATTCAATCAAAGGTTTATTTATTATTCCAAATTTAATATCATCTAAAACAGTAGGAGATTTATTAAATAATTTATTTACCATTGCAATCATTCTGTTAGTAGTATTTAAAGATCGTCCTGATCTATCTAATCCTCCTTGTGCATCTCTTTTTAAACTATCAGTTAAGGTCATAGCTACAACAGATGGATCAAAATTAGCTACATTCTGTTTATTGTTGAAATTACCAATAATTTCTTTATTACCTTCCCATTTTGTTGATCTATTATATAAAGCAAATATTTCTGCAGATTCTTTAAGTTTTTCTTGTTCTTTTTTCCAACTTTTTTCCCATGCCTCAAGACCTTGGCCTATGGGTTTATCATTAGGTTCTAGCAACCATGCTCCAACATATTCATGCTTCTTTAAATTTTCTACTGTTACATAACCACTTGTAGTTTCAGCAAATGGATAAACAACTACAAAACTATTTGGGTTTGGTACATCACTTATTGTGTATTCTCCTGAGATTGCATTTCCACTTGTAAAATTTAATTGAATTTTATCGTTTTTATTTAAATTATGATTTTCAAAATT